GGTCATGAGAGCCTGGTACTATAGGCAGCGGTTCCGGTGGGATGAACTTAGGGGACGACATCGCAATTGGTATTTCAACGGTCTTCAACTTTTAGACTTTGGCCCCTGGTGGTATCGGGTGCTTAGAAACATTAAGAGATGGCAGTACGAGCTACACGAGAAGTAATAATCACTTGGGATGGGGACGTCTCTGCGACTAACACTCTAGAGGCTGCTGCTAACGCGGCGTCCCCTGCCTCCGTCGAGGTAAAAGCCCTTGCTTCAGGCGCGAACACGATCACGGTTCCCTCTTCAACCGGTGTGACCGTAACCAGTGTAACTATTGTCCCTCCCACAGGAAACACCACAAGCATCACACTCAAAGGTGTCACTGGCGACACAGGCATCGCACTCCACCTTACGGACCCCACGACTATTGCAATCGCTTCTTCTGTAACGAGTTTTGTCCTCACTACAGGTGCAGCGATCCAGGCCGTCCGGCTATTCTGGTCCTAGACTAACTAGCGTTAGTCTGCTGGGTCGTATAAGCGACCCACGTGGAAAGACGCAGTCTTTACACTATGTGGTTTCCGAAACAACTTTTATCCTTCTTCGAAGTCTCTGTAAGCCTTAAAGAAGAAGTTGCAGCTCTTCGAGCCCAGAACCTTACTCTAGAGCGCGAACTCCAGTCATCGAAGCTCAATCTCGACTGGCTTAAGATTCAGTATAACCAAGTCCAACTAGAGCGCACCGCTCTTATGGATAAGGTGTACGGCATTAAGCTTCCCACCCCCCAGCTTTCAACCGCGACCCCTCAGACCCGGCTCCCCAGCATCGAAGAGTTTGACTTCAACGATATGGGTGACGATAAGGCCCGTGAGTTGGGGCTCCCTATTTACGGCTTCCCAACTAGCTAATGGCTTATCCTCCAGCTTCCCCTTTCTCTTCGGGTCCCCCGCTTTTGGGGGGAGGGGAAGGGGGACTAACCCCTCCACTAGAGGGTTTGCCAGTCGCTTCGCCCGCACCAGATATCTACGCCAACATTCCCCGTCTTCTTGAGATCTTCGAGAAGGTGAAGTCGGAGTGCATGGAGTATCGATGGGTATGGGAACGTGAGTGGCAGCGTGACCTGTTCTACATCAACAACAGGCAATGGATCACGTATCACCAGGCCCGACGTGAATGGGTAGATAAGCGTCTTCACAAATGGGTTCCCCGGCCTGTTACGAACAAGATGGCCGAGACCCTACAGGCCATTCGAACTACCTTTGCTGCTATCGACCTAGGGGCCAAGGTTAGACCTGTTGGAAATGACACAAAGAACGTAGCCGCTGCCGAAGTAGCCGACCAACTTGAGCCGCTAATCTTTGGTGAGCACAACATGGCCCAAGTTGTGAACGAGGCGGATTTCTGGCTAATTTCGACTGGAAGCGTCCTGCTCCAAATGAGCTGGGACCGGGATAAGCGATTCAACCGAAGCTTTATCCAGAACGAAACCTGCATCACCTGTGGTCAAGTCTATCCGCCCAAAGTCATCGTGGACTCAGGGAACATGTGTCCCAACTGCGGAGCCCAAGAGTTTACCCCTTCTGTGCTTCCTGATGGAAACCCAGATGGGGAGTGGGTAGCTATTGGTAAAGGGAAGACGAACGCCTTATCTCCTTTCGAATGGGCATTTCCAGCCACAGTTACTAGGTTCGACGAGCTTCCTTATATTCTACGCCTTCGGTGGCGAGACCGATCTTACTACGAAGCCAACTTTCCCGAGATCGCTCACAAGATCGTATGGGAGAAAGCACCCTTAGATAGGTCGCTCCAAATCTTCAAGAGCCTAGCGCTCAACAACGACGTTGGCACAGGTACCCACTTCTCTACGATGGGTACGTCCGCGATGCCTACAATTGAAGGCGTCACGGAATACGAGCTATGGATGAAGCCCACAGACGAGTTCCCCAAGGGCCTCGTGATGCGGGTTGCTGGTGATCGAAGCCCAATTATCCTCGAAATTCCAGAGGAAGGCCTTCCTGGCCCAATCCCCTATGAGGATGTTGAGGGCAAAATTGTATGGCCCTTCGCATTTGCGCAGTATGAGCACGTTGGTGGACGCCTTTATGGCCGGTCTGCTATCACTCCGCTTATTCAAAAGCAGGATCAGCTCAATCAGCTCGACTCCCTCATCCAACTGATCGTCCAGCGGATGGCAAATCCTATCTGGGTGATCCCAGAGGGGGCTGGAATCGATCTATTTTCGGGTGAACCCGGCTTCGTAATGAAGTGGAACCCAATTGCGGTCGGTGGAAGCAACGCCAAACCGGAACGAATCGCCGGATCTGAGGTTCCTAGCAGCCTCCAGATGTATAGAGAGCAGATTCTTAAGGACATTGAGGATCTTTCAGGTACCTACGACATCATTAAAGGTCAAAAACCCACTGGTGTAGAAGCCTTTTCAGCCCTTCAACTACTTGTAGAGCGCTCCCAATCGCGATTTACCTCCTCTTTCAAGTCCAGAGGCGAGATGTATCGGAAGTGGTTCGAGATTTCCCTCGAATTAGAGCGTCAATTCGGTCCCGAAGAGCGAGTTTTGACCGTAATCGGTCCAAATAAGAGTTACGCATTCAAATATTTCAAGAATGCGGACCTCCAGGGCCGTGTTGAGGTCCAAATAGAGGACGGAACCAACATGCCGAAGACCGCCCTCGGCAAAAGAGCCTCAATTGAGCAAGCTGCGAAACTTGAACTGCTAAATCCAGCCGATACAGACCAGCAATTCCCCCTGATGACCCAATTTGGACTCTCTGATCCGGTTCCGAGCCTAAATGTCCACGTTCAAGCCGCTTTACAGATGCAGGATGCCTTCGAAGAGTGGTCAGCTACCAAACAAGGCCTCCCTCCGCTAGAAGTAAAGCCCTGGCACAAGCCTGACGTGCATTGGAACGAACGAGTCAAGTGGTTGAACACCGATAAGATGCGCGAACTCCTTCATTCCGACCCAATGCTTGAGCAAATTGTCATGATGCATCTTGCTCAGCTCCAAATGATGATGATGCCTACGGTCCCGCTAGGTCCTGGACAAACAGGCCTTCCTCCCAAAATGGGCGGAGGCTCCATGGCGATGGCAAACTCCAACCAGAACTCCGGAGGAACGCAGAGCGTCCCTTCTGGCAGCGGCCAAGGTAACCAAAGGCAGGGTCCCGCTTAACTTTGCCTAGAAGACTAGGCCTTAGTAAATATTTATTAGACCGGGTCTTCCCGGTCTATCCGACGCGGAACTTGACCGCGACTTTCGGTCTTCGCCTTCCAAAGAGCGAAAGCCGAAGACAACAAAGGTAGAGAACGTCCTTGTCAGATTTCGATACAAACTCGCTCGCAGGTGGAGCGACACCAACACCTGAACCAACGCCAGCGTCCGCGATACCGACGCCTTCCACGCAGCCGCAGTCTGCGACACCCCCTGCAACGCCGACAGGAGCGACATCCTTAGCCGAAGATCGGTCTACTTGGGTCCCGCCTCACCGTCTACGTGAGACACGAGACCAGGTCACAGCGCAAGCTCAGGCCTACATTCAACAGCGTGAAGCTGCTCTCAAGGAGCAGTATGAATCACAGCTAGCGGACGTCAATAAGAAGATCGCGGCTCTCATGGGGGTAGCACCCCCGCAGCAGTCCGAAGCGGACGTTGTGAAAGCGCAGTTCGCGAAGATTTACCCAAATCTCGCGAAGCTAGCCGATGTTGACCCAGAGAAGCTGGAACAGCTTTTTGCTAAGTCAGCGGCGTTAGAAGAGCAGAACAACCACTACTGGTCGTCTTATGCCCAGAATCGTATGGGTGAGTTGTTCTCATTAGCCGAAGAGACCTTGGGCACCCAGCTCAATGACGAGGCGAGGAGTTACCTCCACGCCAACTTTATTGGCTATGTCCAAAGCTCACCAGAGGCTTACCAGCGCTATCAAGGCGATCCTAACTTTGTCAAGGACTACTGGAAGGCGTATACGTCCAACTTTGTCGATCCCGTTCGTCGAACCAGTGTTGCCGCTGTTCCTCAGCGAGCCCAAGTTCCTGTTCCTCAGGACACTCCATCAGGAGCAGTGAGGACTGGAGCCCCAGCTCCTAAGCCAGCCAACCTCGACGATCGAGTCGCCCGAGCCTGGACCGCGTTTAACCAAGCTAAGGTTGGGAATCAATAAGACGGTTCTACAACCTTGCAGAGGTCTAATGACCTCTTTTTTACGAACAGGGTCCCATCAGGGTCCCTGATCGAATTTATCGAGGATAAATTCGAATGGCGCAAGGTGCAGATAAACAGGCCCTAGACGCAATCTTCAAAGACGTCAATTTTTAGGCGCTCCCCCTGGTGACAGGGAGGATGTAGCTGCTCAAATTCGGGGAACCCTGTGATGGGAATCCCGAGCCAAGACACTAACCAGACGTGAATCTACCTGAAACTGATAAAGCCTATCTTGCCGGTCTCTTTGATGGAGAAGGGTGTGTAGGCTACTACAAGCGAGGCGTCCACAAGGGCGTTCCGTATCATTCGGCTTCGGTAAGTATTAGTATGACAGACAATCGACCTGTTCAGTGGGTCTTTGATACTGTTGACTGTGGTTCGATCTCGTTCAGCGAGAAATCTGGAGGCAGGCGTAAAGTCTGCTCTTGGCAGCTCACAAACCAAAAACAGATTCGTGCATTCCTTAAGGCGATTCGTCCTTACCTGAAACTGAAATCAGATCAGGTAGACGTACTGCTCGCTTTTTGGGATGCGGAAGATCTATTGCTCAAAGGTCATGGTAGCGTGACACAAGAGGTAGTAGAGACTCGTTCACACTTAGTGAATATTATGAAGAATCTGAAGCGAGCTGTTCATGATGTGGAAGGTGTAGAGACTAGACGGGCAGGGACTTCAATTCATTGAAGTTCAAGGGATAGTCCACACAACTACGAACTATAAGTAGTTGAGCATGTGTTTAGAAGAGGGTGTTTCTGAGGGCGTGAACAACGCAAATCCTTTGAAGGACGTTTTCAAGATGGAATCGTCTCCCTTCAAGGGTCGTGAGATTGTCAAGTTGGCACATACCTCACGCAACGTCTCGCCCATGTTTACGGGTGAAGACTCAGGCATGTCAGAGGCCGGACGTCAGGGCTACGCTCGGATGTTCGTTGACCAGAAGAAGCTGACGGCTCG